CTTGGCGGTACTTGGCGGTACTTGGCGGTACTTGGCGGTACTTGGCGGTACTTGGCGGTACTTGGCGGCACGACGGTAGACCGTTCCAGCGTCGTGCGCGCATAATCGGCCGCATGAACCTTTGGCAGCGTATGAAGATCGCGGGCCGCGTGCTGACGCGCGGTGCCGACGACGACATGCCGGACGGCATCAAGCCGCCCGCGCGTGCAAGCGTGTGCGACCCGCTGAGTTTGTCCACCGTGTTTCGCGGCGTCCAAGTGTTGCAGACCGCCATTACCGGTTTGCCCATTCATGAGATGCGCGGCGGCGTCAAGCTGGACACCGTGAGTTCCCTCGTGCTGCAACCTGACGTGAACAGATCGCGCCGGGACTTCTTGGCCGACATGGTGGCATCGATGGTCATTGACGGCAACGCTTTCGTCCGCCTTGTGCGCTTCGGCGGTGACATCGTGTCTTGCGAGGTGCTGCCGCCCGCCCTTGTCGTCGTGTCCGACGACGGCAGCGACCCCGCCGCGCCGAAGCTCCGTTATAGCTATCTCGGCAAGGACTACACCGCCAACGACATCGTGCATTGCAAGTTTCTGAACGTTCCCGGCCGTTTGCGTGGACTGGGTCCCCTATCGGCGGCGCGCGAGGAAGTTGAAGGCGCTCAGATGGCGCGCGACTACAAGGCCAAGTTCTACACGGATTCTTCCAACATCAAGGGTTATTTGCAGACGGAAGAGAAGGTGACGCCCGAGATCGCCAAGAACGCCAAAGAGGCGTGGAAGGCGACCGGCACAGCCGCCGACGTGAAGGTGCTCGGCTCGAAACTGAAGTATGTCCCTTTGGATATGAAGCCGGCAGACCTTCAGTTTCTCGAAACGCAGAAGTTCGACACGACTCAGATCGCGCGACTTCTCGGCATCCCGGCGTCAATCATGCTTGCCGCAGTTGACGGCTCGAACCTGACCTATTCCAACATCGAGCAATCGTGGATTGAATTTGCTGACTACACGTTAGCGGCCTACACGGGCGAAATCGAGGAACTGTTTAACCGCTTGTTGCCGCGCGGCCGTACCGCCGCGTTCGACTGGGACAGCAGCCGCCGCGCTGACATGTCCGACCGTTACGCCGCCTATGCTTCGGCGCTCGGCGCGGGATGGATGGACGTAAACGAGATCAGGGCGCGCGAGGCGCTGCCTCCCAAGATCGCAGCACCGCAACCGGAAGGGGTGAACAATGAAGCATGAAATCGGATTGAAGGGCGTATGCCTACGCGCCGCCGAAGACGGCGACGGCCGCACGCTGGAAGGCGTGGCCGTGCCGTTCGGTCAGGTGATTGATACGTGGAACGGTGCCGAGACGTTTGACAGTTCGTGTGTGTTCGACGGCGTGGACACGGCCAAGCTCTGCTACCAGCACGGCGAGCTTATCGGCCGCATCACCGACGCCGACAGCCGGGCGGACGGCTTGCACATCACGGCCCGCATCAGCGACACGCAGCTAGGCCGCGACGTCGTGGCCCTGTTGCGTGACGGCGCGCTGGACAGCCTCAGCGTCGGTTTCATTCCAGTGGAATCAGAAACCGACAAGGACGGTGTAACACACCGCAAGCGCGTGCGCCTGTTGGAAACGTCGGTGGTGTCGTGGCCCGCGTATGAGGCCGCGAAGATCACAGACCAACGCAGCGCCGACCCCCACGGAAACATGTCCAAAACCGGAAACGACAACGAAAGCGAGGAAACCCGTATGGACGCGGAACTTACCGAAACCCTTGAGGCCATCAAGGACGAACAACGCAGCATCAAGGCCGCTATCGCCAAGGGCGGCGCGAACACCGCGCCCAAGGTCATCGGCGGTGAATACCGTACAGCGGGCGCGTACCTTCAGGCCCTGAACCGTGGCGACGACGCGGCCGTGCAGCTCATGCACGAATGCCGCGACCTCATCACCACCGGCAATACCGGTAACACGACAACTTGGATTGCCGATGACCTCCGCCTCATCGAACAGCGCCGTAAGGTCATGGGCATCCTGACTCACGCCGCGCTGCCTGACAAGGGCATGACGATGGAATACACCGTGCTCGACACCGACACCACCACAGTCGGCAAGCAAACGGCCGAAGGCGCCAAGCTGCCGTTCGGCAAGCTGACCTTCGCCACAAAGTCCGTCAGCATCAACACGTATGGCGGCTATGGCAGCATCTCACGGCAGACCGTGGAACGCTCTCAGGTGCCCGCGCTCGACACCATGCTTCGCGGCCTCCGCAACGCCTACGCGAAGGCGACGGAAACCGCCGTGCGCGACTACTTGTACGCGACCATCGCCGCGCAGCGCGACGCGACCTCCAACGCCAACAAGATCGACGCGCCCGCCGCTCTTGCCGCTATGACCATCGACCAGTGGGCGGGCCTTATCATGGACGCCGCCGAACTCGCCGACGACCGTAACGTGTCCCTCACCCGATTGGGCGTGTCCAAGGACGTCATGACCGCGCTCATCAAGCTCAAGGACAGCGGCTCACGTTTCTTCGACCTCAGCGGCGACGGCTCCGACACGCTCGGCGACTTCGACCTCACCGGCATCGCCGGCCGATTCCTCCGCGTCCCCGTCCAGCTCCTCCCCAGCGCCCCCACCGGCACGGCATGCTTCATCGACCCCGAAGCGGTCACGGTATGGGAGAGCGGCGGCCCGACCCAGCTCAGCGACGGCGACCCCACCAATCTCACCGAGAATTACAGCATTTTTGGCTATCTTGCCGTGGCCGCGACGCTGCCCACGGGCCTGATCCCCGTCAAGTTCCCAAAAGTCTGACGCCCACGGGACTCAGTGCTACACCAGCCAGTCTAACCGTCACCGCGGGCGGAACCGCAAAAATCAAAACCACAATCACACCAGCCACGGCACCACAGACCGTGACCGCCACCACTGCCGGCACCGACCTGATCGACATCGAGGTGAACCAATGACCACCATCACCATCACCGGGAAAAACCGGGAAAAACCGACGTGACGATATCCAGCACCGTCAACCCAGCGGTAAAAACCATCGTGCCGGTCACGGTCAAATCCCGTAACCTGCTCGCCTACGGTCCCGCGTCGGCCAACGGACTGACCGCCACCGTCAACAGCGACGGTTCGCTGCACGTCACCGGCACCGCCTCACGGCAGTGGGCGGGCTTGTCGTGGACGTTCCCATGCCCCGTACAGGGCATCGTGACATTGAGCGCCAGCGCCACTATCAAAGGTTTGGACGTCAACGCCAAATGCCTCGACGGTAACGGACAGCAATTGGGCAGCCAGATCACCATGGCCAGCAGGGGCTACGCAATCCCCGATGGCACCGTCAGCCTGCGCCTCTACATCATAAGCAACGAGGCCACACCCACCGCACAGGCCGGCGACCTCAGAATCCAGCTCGAATCCGGAACCGAGAAACACGACTGGATGCGCCCCGACAACACAAGCTTTGATGGGGGGGGGTATGAGCTAGCGAACCTGTATCCGCGTGTCACCGGACTGCCTAAAACCTTGGGTGCCGACCCGGGGATCACGGTCACGGAACCGACACCGGGCACGTACCGTTTCAAAGGCTCCACCACGCAAGCGGCCGCCTCATGGACTGACTTGCATAGCTCGGTGCATGTGGAGGCGGGAACGTACACGATGGACGCCACAGACTGGCCGCTGGGCAGCGACTCATGGCTGATTGGCATACAGACCAAACTCATCCCCGATGACGGCAGCGGGCAGACAGACGAGTTCTCTCCCCGCAGCTACGGGCCGCGAACCTTGAAGGCCGGAACGCTGACCATCAACATTTTCATCAATACCACGGGCGAGGTCGATAAGACGTTCACTCCCCGCCTGTACAAAACCAACTAAGCCTCGCACTCTGCACCACCCATAGTAATCATCATGAAAGGAGTCACAGCCTTGATGGACTGGCAAAAATACGAAGCGTCGGTGCGCGACGAAATCGGCGTGCCCACAGGCGACGACGACCGCGTGCAGCGCGCGACCGTCGCCGCTATGGGCTACGTGGCCGGTGCGATAGGTGATTACACGGTGGCGGACACCGTGCGCGCCGACTGCATCACGTCTTGCGCTGCCGACTTGTACAACAGCCGAGACGCGCGCCTAGGCGTGATGAACGTAGGCGACGGCACGCTCGAACCCTATCGCATCAGCGCCGACCCGTTGCGCAGCGTATGGGCGAAGCTGAACGCGGCGGGTGTGCCGACAGGCTCAATGGTGATCGCATGAGTGGGTACGTGGAAACCGAGCGCGAAGCGCTCATAGAGACGCTTACCGACATGCTCGGCGGCCTCGCTTGCATCGTCACCATCGACGCACAGGACGCCCGACCATTGCCCGGCCGGATCGCGGTGCTTATCGACCCGCCAGAAATCACGTTCGAGGGATGGCAGTACATCACCCCCACATGGACCGTGAACCTGATCGCGGGCACAATGGCGACGCAGACGGCGGCGATGGACTTGCTCATAGACGCGGTGGAACGCCTACAGGCCCAACGGCTGAACATGAAGGACGCGAAGCCCAGCACGTTCAGCCTTGCCGGTGTCGGCAACCTTGCCGCCTACACCATCACCCTCAACCCACTGGAACTAACGGAAGGATAAACAATGGCAGCAGTACGAACGCTAGGCCCTGGCAGCCTCAAAATCGGCTCGTCCTCTTCGGCCCGCGACTTCTCGGCGGACGTCATCAACACGGCTCTTGAGCCGAGCACGGATACCGAGGACAACGACAATTTTCTCGACGGCCACACCGAGGGCGGCTCACAAACAGAAACGTGGGCGCTCACCGGCTCCATCAAGGAAGACTTTTCAATGGACGGCCTCCAAGTGTGGTGTCTGAACCACAGCGGCGAAACATTGCCGTTCGAGTGGGTGCCCAACACCAAGGGCACCGTGAAGCTCACCGGCAGCGTGGTTATCGCGTCCATCCAGTTCGGCGGTGACGTCAAGACGAAAAACAGCAATGACTTTTCGTTTGTCGCCTTGGACGTGACCGCGACCGACTACACGGCGTCCTGACCGTGGCGAGCACCTACGCGGCCGGTGGCAACGGCTCAATCCAGCTCAAGGGGGCTAGTGAATTGGCGCGCGGCCTGAAGAAGGCGGGCGCGGACATGAAGGACTTGCGCCAAGTCAACAAAGAGGCGGCGCAGATCGTAGTACCCGAAGCCAAGAACCTAGCCCCGAAGGGCAAGACCGGGAAACTAGCTGCGTCGGTGCGCGCCGGCGCCACGCAGAAGGCGGGCGTCGTGCGCGCCGGTTCCAAGCGCGTACCCTACGCGGGCGTCATTGATTACGGATGGCCCGGCCACAACATCAAGCCCACGCATTTCGCCAACCAAGCGGCAAAGAACACGGAACCGCAATGGACGCAACTCTACGCGGACGCCGTGCAGAAGATCATAAACCGAATCACAACAGGAGACATCAGCAAATGACCAGCAACGAGGACAAGACCCCGAACACCCGAATCAAGTACTTGGACGGCCACACCGACGAAGTTTGCGTGACCATGTGGCAGCGCTGTCAGGCCGAAACACACGGCAAGACGAAGGGATGGGGCAACCTCATGGAAGCCGCCGTGAAGTTCAACGCCTACAGCGCCTACGTGCGCTGCCGACAGATAGGCGTTACCACGCTGCCCTTCGAGCAGTGGGCCGACACCGTTGTTTCGGTGGAAGACATGAACAACGACCCCGTGGACACTGAACCCGCCGAGTCCTACAGCGGCGACGTGCTTCAGTCCATGTCAGGTGACGACGCGCCGGGTTTTTTGACCAATGGGACTCAGGCAGCTTCGGCGAACTGAGTTGTGTACTAGCGGCGCGCTTCGGCGGCACGCCGTGGGCATGGAGACGCGAACAGGTGCCGCAAGAAGCCGATTGGGGCACCTGTACGCAGCTCTTAAAGGACGAAGCCGAGGAAACGGAAAAGACAAGGCGTAAAGTGAGGTGATCGCATGAAATCGGCTATCTTGGCTATCCGCATCATCGGCGACGCCACACAGGCCGTGGCCGCGATGGACAAGGCCGAACGCGCTTCCATGAGCTTCAAGGACAAGGTAGGCAAGGCGTCGGTTGCTGCCGGTGCCGCGCTTGCCGCCATCGGCGCCGGTGCCGCGACGTGCGCGAAAAGCGCCGCCGACCTACAGCAGTCGGTGGGCGGCGTCGAAACCGTGTTCGGTGACAGCTCAAGCAAGATGCTGGAATGGTCGAACAACGCGGCTCAGGCCGTGGGCCTGTCCAAGAACGAGTACAACGAGTTCGCCACCTTGGTCGGCAGTCAGTTGCAGAACTTCGGTATGTCGGTGGAAGACTCGGCCACCAAGACCAACGACCTTATCGGCCTTGGCGCCGACCTGTCTTCGATGTTCGGCGGCACCACCGCCGACGCTGTTGACGCCCTGTCTTCGGCACTCAAGGGCGAAATGGACCCTATCGAGAAATACGGCATCAGTCTCAACGACGCCACGCTTCAGGCCCAAGCGGCGTCTATGGGCCTTGGCGACCTGTACAAGTCGGGCGACCGCAACGCGAAGATGCAAGCCACTCTAGCGGCCATCACCGCGCAGAGCGGCAAGGCCGTGGGCAACTTCGCGCGTGAGGCCGACACTGCACAGGGACAACAGCAGCGCATGGCCGCGTCGTTCGAGAACGCCAAAGCGGCCCTTGGCGAAGCCCTGTTGCCGGCCCTCACCGCCGCCGCTAGCAAATTGGCTGAGTTCGCCACATGGGTACAGGCTAACAGTTCGTGGCTCGTGCCGCTCGTGGGCGTGATCGCTGCAGTCGCCGCCATCATCGTCGTCCTGAACGCCGCCATGACCGCCTATAGCGTCGTGGCCGGTATCGTCGCCGTCGCGCAGGGTTCCGTGAATCTCGCCTTCCTTCCGGTCATTGCCGTTATCGTGGCCGTGATCGCGGTTATCGCGTTGTTGGTGATGAATTGGGACATCGTGAAGAAGGCGGGTGCCGCTGCCGCCCAGTGGATTAGCGACAAGTGGAACGCCTTCGTGTCATGGCTTTCCGGCATTGGCGCAAGCATCAAGCAGTGGGGTAGCGATACGTGGGACGGCATCAAGAACACCGCCAAGGGTGCCGTGGACGGCATCGCCAACTTCTTCGGCGGACTGAAGGACAAGGTGTTGGGCGTGTTCGACAGCATCATCGGCGGCATCAAGAAGGCGTTCAGCTGGGTATCCGACCTATGGGGCAAGATCACGGGCGCTAGCAGCGCGGCAAGCGGCTTGAGCGCGCAGAGCTACAGCGCGCAAGCCTACGTGCCGGTATCCGCCTACAGCATGGCGCGAACCATCACCCCTATGGCCGCACGCGGCCATAGGGTACCCCCGACGCTGACACGCGCCGTAATATCCACCGTCGCCAACCGTGCGGACGCTGCGCGGCCTGTCGCACAGACAATCAACATCAACGTGGACGCCCACGGCAACCTAGACAACGACAGCGTGGCGGGCGAAATCGTGACCAGCCTCAACCGGTGGGCGCGCGTGCGAGGAAGGGAATTGGCGTTATGAGCAGTTCAAGCCGTTTGCCTGAGACGTGCCGCGTCTATCTTGACTTGGCCCCGCTGCCGTTCCAGCCGGACGGCAGCGCGGACCTTGTGGCCCTGTCGCCGTTCACTATCGAGTGGGGCGTGGCGACCCCGTGGGCGGCCACCACGCCGAACGTGCTCAAGATCACGTTGCTGGACCAAGGCGACCGGTTCAGCAAGTCGGCCGACTTGCTCATGGGGCACCGTATCACCGTCACGCCCGACTGGGACAATCCGGCGTACACCGCCCTGAACTACTGTCTTTTCGACGGATACGTGACCGACGTCAAGATATTGGACAACGACCACGGCAAGAACCGTTTGAGCGTGACCGCTTCGGACCGTCTCTATATCCTCAAGACCGATTGCCGCAAGGGTCCCAACAGCGGCACCGACGACAAGGCGGCGAGGGGATGGCAATGGTGGATGCAAGGCACTTCCGACACGACGCTTACGACGTGGCTCAGATTCGACGGCATCAATGCGTGGTGGTTCCCCTACAGCACGTTCCCCGCGCCGTTCCCCGCCGAAGATCGCAAAAGCTTCATCGACTGGGCCGAACGGCAGAAAACAAGGAAGGTCAACGGCAAGTATCAATTCGAGCTTGACCGAGTGTTGTTCATCTCGTATCAGAACGCGGACAGCGCGAAGATACCCAGCTTTGAGGCCGTCTATCTGCGGTGGACGCTAGACACGGTGTTGACCGGGCCGCGCGTGCGCGCCGGCGACGACAACACCGACATCACCATTGATAGCCGGTACCCGGACGCGGGCCGCGTCATCATCGACGCCGACCCGACCCTTAGCGCGGCAGACGACTATTACACGCAGCTTGAAGCCAAGTTCTATCATCGCGGCAGTTCCAGCAGCGGTTACAAGACGTATGAGTTCAATCAGGACGGCAGCAGCTTGGCGCAGATCGAACAGACCACGCGCAACGGTGAAAGCTGCCTAAGCATTGACGTGGGCTGGACGGCCTACGACAGCACCACCGCCGAAAGCTACTTCAGCAACGTGGAAAAGACGCTTGCGATCAACGCCGTGCGCGAAAGCAACAGGCGTATCCGCTTGCCCGAAGTCACGTTCAGGGGCGACAAGCTGTCACAACTGTTCATGTACGCCCACGCGCGCGTCGTCACGTTCATCGGCTCCCGGTTCGAGCGGCGCGTGGCCGCCACACACGTATGGCAGA